TGGTAGTGGCTGAATTGCTCATGGGCGCTCCTCGTGCCAATTTTATTGCGCAAAATTCTGCAATTGCAGGCAGGGAAGACGATTGGGCAAACACGCTGATTTTCAACGATGGCGCAGAAATGCCCATGCCGATTACCACGCAAAACCTTGCCGCCTTTGTCAATGAAGCGGCAATGTGCGCTCAAGACATGAAGGACGTAACCGGCCTGCACGATGCTTCCTTGGGGATCGGCGGCAACGAAACATCTGGCATTGCTATCCAGCGCCGTCAAAATGAAGGCGACATTGCCTCAATCGGCTATCACGATAACATGAACGCGGCGATGCAAGAGGCTGGGGAAATTATCAACGCCCTCATTCCTGTAGTGTATGACACAGCACGCACCATCCGGGTGATGGGTGATGATGACAGCGTTCGCTTGCTCCGCATCAACGATCCTAATTTTCAGCCCAATGAATTGGTCAATGAGCAATATGATTTATCCAAGGGCCGTTACGATGTGATGATTTCGACCGGACCAACGCATGAGACGCGGCGTCAAGAGGCCGCTGCTGGCATGATCGAATTCGCCCGCTCGTCTCCTGGTGTTGTCGAAATGGCTGGCGATCTTATCGCCAAGGCTCAAGATTGGCCGCTTGCTGATCAATTTGCAGAGCGCCTGAAGCCGCCTGGAGCTGGCGACATGGAAGACTTGACCCCCGAAAAGAAAGCCGAAATGCAACAGCAAATGCAGCTTGCGGAGATGCAACAGCAAATGGAAATGCAGTCCGCACAAGCGGCGCTTGCAAAACAGGTGGCTGAAGCCCGCGAAGCTGAAGCACAAGCACAAGAGGCTGAACTGAAGGTGCGGCTGACTGAACTTGAAATTGCCAAAAAGACCAAGGAAATTGCTTTCGAGGGTGCCGAAATGGCTGCGTTTGCGGCTGATGAAATAGGGGTATAACATGAGTGATTTTGATAGTCAGATTGCCGAGATTGAAGCAGCCAATGGCGTCCCTGATGCCGAAAGCACGCTGAAAAAACCTGATCCGAAGGCTGAAGCGCCTGCCGCTGAAGAGGCTCCTGCCGATGATGACGGAGACGATGGCTTCAATGAAGATCAAGAGGCTGATGGTGATAGCGACGATCCTGAAGGCGCTGACGAAGCCGACGAAGCCGATGATACTGACGAAGCTGATGATGACAGCAAGAAAAAGCGGCGATCAAAGCCCGCGAAGGAACGCATTGGCGAACTGACTGCGGAAAAGCATGAAGAGCGCCGCCTTCGCGAAGCCGCTGAAGCGCGCGCGAAAGAGCTGGAAGCCCGCCTTTCTGCCTTTGAGAAAGGGTCAAAGCCACTCGAACAAGACGAACTCAAGCCGCCTGTCGAGCCAAAGCCTGATGATTATGATTATGGCGAAAGCGATCCTGGCTATATTGAGGCACGCCAAGATTACAAACTGGACAAGCGCGATTATGAGCGCGCTCTTGCGGATCGGGCGGTTAGCCAAGATGCGCAAAAGGTGCAGCGAGAAACGCAGCAACAGCAAGAAATTCGCAGCGCAATCATGCAGGGCGTGAGCAAGGCGGAAACAGATGGTCGCGCCAAATATCAGGATTTCGATGCCAAAATCAGCGAAGCAGCAAAGCAAGGCGCGCTCCCGCCGATGGTGACTGTTGGGATCAGCGTTTCACCTGTTGGCGGCGATCTTGTCTATCGCCTCGCCACTGATGCGCAAGCTGGCGCAAAATTGCGCAACGCCACAAATCCGCAAAATGTCGCGCTAGCCTTGGGCGAACTGGAAGGGGAATATATCGAAGACACGTCTGACGGCGATCTTGATATGAGTGATCCGCTTGATATGGCGCGAGCAATGGGCCGGATGCGCGCCCGCGTGGCTGGCAAGAAAGCAGTTTCAACACCCAATCCGACAAATGCGCCAGAGCCGCCGTCAAAACGCATCAAGGGTGGAAGCGGAAGCGGCCTGAAGGTTTCTCCGGACACTGACAACATTGATGATTTCATGCAGCATTATGGAAAAGATATTGGTCTGTAATTAATTTTCTGACATTGATACTCACAAACGCCCGCGCCTCAAAACGCGGGCGTTTTCGCGCACATTGTTCATAATTTCATCCAGCGATTGAAAAGCACAAACGGATGGTCTATAGGCCGCTCATCGCAGCAACATTCTGACGGGCAGGACGTTGCAATTGCGCACAAAGACAATGGCAGCGCTTCCCGCTTGTTCCGCGCCAAGTCTTCCCGCCGTCAAGGCGCTTACCACTGGAACAGCGCCTTAGGGCAACAGGGAAGATTTATCATGACATTTACAGTCCGCCAGAATGCAATCGTTCTGAACACTTTCATCGCCGCAATGGCAAACAATATTGTCACCGCTGATGCGGTTGAATGGAAAAAGCACGATGGCGAGTTTGATGATCGCAATGGCCTTCAGGTCATTGAGCAAGTCGATCCGTCTTATGATGTTGTCGAAACGGTTGATGGCGTCGCTGATCTTTCGAGCGGCGTTCAAGGCACCGTTTTCGGCTCTGAAATCTTCAAGGTCAATCGCACGTTCAACGTGTCGATGGGCATTGGCGACTTCGAGAAAATTCGTGACTACGGCGCAGCTCGCGAAAGTCGCGCTCTGATCGGCGCAGCGCAGCGCATGGCTGAACGCATTGACGCTTACGTTCTGCGCACGGCAACGCTCGCCTCTCATGATTGGGTCGGCACCGCTGGCGCTGTGGTCGATGATACCGACGAAGTGAATGAAGCCTATACGCGCCTGAAGGAAAACGGCGTCACCAATAGCGAACTTCGCGCGATCATGACCTACAAGGACAAGCAAAAGCTGGGCGATCAAGTCTTGAATTTGCCCGCTCCTGGTGGCGAAGCGCAGACGGCTCTTCGCAAGGGCTTCAAGGGTGAAGTTGGCGGCGTGATGACCATGTTCACGCAGCAATTGCCGACGCTTACCAACGGCAACGATGTCACCGGCGTCAATGTCGATGGAGCTATGCAGAATGTCAATTATTCTGCGGTGGCCTCGTCTACTGGCCCTGGTCTTTTCAAGACACAGACGTTGAACGTTCAGGGTTTGACTACCACCACCGGCACGGTTGCGGCTGGCTCTGTGTTCACGATTGCAGACGTTTTTGCCTATGATCCGCGCAAGGGTGCTGCGCTCGATTACCTGCAACAGTTTACCGTGATCAACGCGGCAACTGCCAATGGTTTGGGTGATGCTGCCCTGACGATCTATCCGGCGATTATCGTCCCTGGCACTGGCTCCGGCGATAATGTCGGCATCAACAATGCTCACGCTACCTGCTCGGCTGTTCCAGCTGACACGGCGGCGATAGTGTTCATGGGTGCTGCTTCGACTGGTTATATCCCGCGCGTGATGCTGGCCAAGTCGGCAATCGAAGTGGGCACGGTTCCGCTCATCAAGCCTTATACCGGCGAAAGTATGCGCCGCGCGCTGCCGAAAATCCCGGTAAGCGTGCGTATGTGGAAGCACTCGGAATTTGATACTGCTTCGGGCGCTGCACATCACAAGTGCCGGTTCGATGTCTGTCTGTCGGCCAACGTGCGCTGCCGCGATAATATCGTCCGCTTCAACGGCGCATAATTTTACCCGCCCGCTCCCTGGCGCTTCGGCGCCGGGGAGCAACCTTTGGGGCTGGGGTGGCCTCGTGAATTGTAAAAAGGTGGATTATGTCAAAGAAACTTTTCCCTGGTTATCGTTACGGCCCTGAAGGCGAATGCGAACTGTTCCAAAGCGCTGCCGATGTGCCGGAAGGCTGGCACCGCAACACGCCCGAAGGCTTGGCCAAACTGGACAAAGCTGCTCCTGAAGGTGAAGATGAGGACGATGACGAAGATGAGAATGTCGATCTGAACAAGATGACGAAGGATGAACTGATTGAGCTTGCTGAACAGCGCGGCATTGACCTCGACAATCTCCAAGGCAGTGGCAACAACGGAGTGCTTCTTGTTGGCGATCTGCGCGAAGCCCTCAAGGAAGCCTGATGACCAAAGTGCGCGAAACATACCGGCCCGTTCCCATGGCTGCGGATAGCTCTTATCGGCTGACTGCAACGCGGGTTGCGGCATTTGTGGCCAAGACAAGCGGCACACTCACAGTCACCGATGCTGACGGGACCGTTCTGTTTGATGCGATCCCGGTCACTGCTGGCCTTGATCTACCCTTGATGGCGCACTTCAACACAAGCATGGGCGGGACCATTGCTCTGGCTGGCGGTGCATCTGGCACGCTTCTGGTGTAACCATGACAACGGTCGCGGCTATCATCCGGCGCGCTTACCGCGAAAGCAACTTGCTCGGCATCAATGCGCAGCTCACAGCGGAGCAAGAGACTGAAGGTCTTGATCTGCTGAATGGACTGATCCCCGCGACCATCGGACAAGAAGTTGGCGGCGTGCTGCGCGATCTGGCTATTGGCGGCGAATATGACCGCTCGGCAGTCACAAGCGATTGGGTTCCTGAAAATGCGCGCCTGATCCTCAATCTCAACGGCGCTTATACTTTTCGCTTGCATCCCAATCCATACGAAGGCCAGCGGCTTGCCCTGGCTGATGTCGCTGGCAATTTGGCAACCTACAATGTCGTGCTGGACGGCAATGGCCGCAAGATTGAAGGTGCGCCAAGCCTGACCCTTTCGACAAATGGGCAAATGTCTGAATGGCTTTATCGTGCTGATCTGGCCGATTGGGTCAAGATTGCGACGCTGGCAACTACTGACCAAATGCCCTTCCCTGTCGAGTTTGACGATTATTTCCGCATTCTGCTCGCGATGCGCCTCAATCCTGCCTACGGACAGCAAATCCAGATTGATAGTGCTACATGGCTTCAAGCCCAAGCAACGCGCCTTCAGGCACGTTACCGGCGTCCACGTGACTTGCAGGATTGGGGAACCTATGGGCTGCTCAATCAGCATGAGCGGCATTTCGGCATCAGCAATGCTGCCTTCAATCGCGGGAGGGTGCGTTGACAAATGTGCCTTTGGCGATTGGTGATTGGCGGCGCAATGTAGCGCAAGCTCCAAAAATCCGGTTGCGTAATCGTTTTTTCGAGCAAACTCCTGATCCTGAACACGGCCCGGTTTCCTTGCTGGCGCGGCCTGGGTTGCGTCGCTTTGTGTCTGGCATGGGCACCGGCCCTGTCCGTGGAACATTTTCGGAACCGGGGGCTTTTGGCGACAACCTGTTTGCTGTGAGCGGGGATAATCTCTTCCGCATCGACGACAATGGGACGCCTGAAAATTTGGGTGTGATTTCTACTGGTGGGACTGCTGCTGTGCGCTTTTGCGCCACTCCCAATCTTGGCACGGTCGGAGAATACCTGTTTTTCGCTGAAGGCGGTGTCTTGTGGGTCTATATGGAAGACGGTCAAGCGCTTGGCCAACTTCAGGCATCGGGCGCGATTGCCAATGGCGATGTTGTCGAGATTGATGGCGTTTATTACGAATTTACCAATGGCTCTGTTGATGCGGGGACACCGGCTGGCACGGTCGGCAATCCTTGGCTGGTCAACTTTACCGGCCTGAATGCAACCTCTTTCGACGCTCTGTTTGCGGCGATCAATGACAGCGGTGTTGAGGGAACGGATTATTCTACTGCGCTTGTCGCAAATGCCAACGTTCAAGCATATTCCAGCGCCACCAATGACCTGTTTGTTTATGCCCGCGTTGCCGGAGCTGCGGGCAATGCAATCACCACAAGCGAGACGGGCGCAAATCTTTCGTGGGGCGGCGCTACGCTTTCTGGCGGCGGTGATGATATGCTGCGACAAGTGCCGACGCCTGACAGCGTGGGGATAAAGGCTGTTGCACAAATTGCCGGTTACGTGCTGCTCGTCGTCTCCGAAGGAGAGGGCCAGAATGGTCGATATTACTGGCTTGAGCCTGGGGAGCTTGAAATTGATCCGCTCAACTTTGCGACTGCCGAAAAGGCTCCTGATCCGTGTTTCTCGGCGCGGGTGATAGGCGATCAATTCTGGCTGCTTGGTTCATCCTCTGTCGAACCTTGGTATCTGACCGGCCAAGATGCTGCACCTTTTGCGCGCCAGCAATCGCGGGTTTTTGAACGCGGCATTTGGGAAGGCTCCGATGTCCAGTTGAAAGATGTGGTGATCGTGGTGGACGCTCTGGACGGCGTTGTTTACGTGATCGGCGGCGGTGGGCCGCAACGTGTGTCAAACCATGCAATAGAAGAGGCTGTGCGCAAAGCTATGGCTATTCAGCGGAAGGAAGGTTTCTGATGTCTCTCCAATGGGCTGATTTCCCCTCTGGTCAAATTGGCCTTTACGGGACTGACAGAAATTTCATGCTGAACGGGACGCCTTGGATTGCGCTTTCAAGCGCGCAACTGGTTGCTGACCCTGACAGCGCCAGCTTCCCCAACGGTGTCGTTTTGCGGCACGACAGCGGCCCGTCTGGACCACCGGAAGCGGTTCGCATGGCAATCCCTACGCCTCATCAAAAGATAGGTGTCGCGTTTCGGTTCTATCTTGCATCGCTGCCTACTGGCACGCGCGGATTTTTGCATCTGCTTACAACCGGCAACAGCGGCCTTTATGGTCTTCGTGTGCGCCCGAACGGCGGCATTGAGCTGGTCAAGGGGATTAGCACAATTCTTGAAACGGCTGACTTCCCCGTTTTGCTTGCGAATTCATGGAACCATCTTGAAATTCTGGCCGATGTTGTCACCGGCGAAATTGAAGTGCGCAAGAATGGTGTGGAGATTGCGGCGCTCACCCATACTGACGCTTCTCCTGCGGGCGGCACAATCGGGATTGTTTCCTATCCTTCCGGTAATCCTGGATCGGGGAGCTTCAACAAGATGTATTCAAAGGATCATGTTGTTTACAACGGTGCCGGAACGCAATTCAATGACTTCCAGGGCAATGTTTCGGTCTATGATCAATGGCCCGATGGGGACCAGGCATTTAACTGGGCTACGTCTTCCGGCGCAACAGGGTTTAATCTAATCGACGAAAGCCCGCCTGATGATGCGGATTATATTGAAGCCGATGACACTCCGCCTGCTGCTTCGGAATTTACCCTTGGCGATCTGCCAGCCGATGTCACTTCTGTTCGCGCGATGATTTCGATTGTTCGCGCGTTCAAGACTGACGGCGGCGATGGCAATTTGCAGGTTGGGCTTACGCCTGACGGCGTGGATTATGATGATGGGCTTGACCATCCTCTGACTACCTCTCCGACCTATCATTATGATGCAAGCGAACTTTCCCCTGCAACCGGCGTTCCGTGGACGCCTATCGAAGCAAATTCTGCACGTATCCGCGTGAACAGGACAACATAAAGGATTGATGAAATGGCTGTTACTTACAACGTCGCTGTGAAAACTAACCGCATGACCGCAACCCGCGATTATTTTGCCAACGGCACGCTCGAATTGCAATCTGCTGGCGATGTGGTGCTTGCCGTTTTTGGCCTGGATGCTGCGGGCGGCACAATCTTAAGCGACACTTGGACGCTCGTCTTTGACGCAGCAACGGTTCAAGGCACGGTTGCGGCTGGCGCTGGCACGGATGCGACCAAAGCGGTGATCAAGACGAGTGGCGGTAATGCACACATAACCGGCCTCACTGTTGGCACTTCAGGAGCGGACATCAATCTTGACAATGTGAACATTGCGGACGGTCAAGATGTGACGCTTTCCAGCGCAACAATTCAGCACGCCACGTAAGGATAAACCAAATGGCCATTCACCAAGAAGATGCTTTCCTTCGTTTGGACTGCTACAAGTATGTCGATAAAACCGACAATCCCTCGCTTTCTGTTCAACAGAAACGCTTGGCAAAGATTTACCGATGGGTCGCCCACGGTATTTCTGACGACACATCAGAGGCACCGCCTTCCACAGATATTATCAATCGGGACCAGCCTAGAATACGCATCCGATGCCTGGAAACAATGGAAGGCAATTTGAAGTTTGCAATCCTGCTTTACACTACCATCACTGGCAACTTGACCGCAAAGCCATAAAGGGCTGATCTATGCCCACTACTGTTAATTATCTAATTGTCGGCGGCGGTGGTGCTGGCGGCGGGAACAACGGCAACGGCTCCGGTGGTGGGGGCGGTGCTGGTGGCGTCCTTGCTGGAACATTCTCGGCGTCCGTTGCTACCTATCCTGTTGTTGTAGGGACCGGGGGGGCCGGTGTTTCTACAGGCGCGGGCAACAGCGGTGTAAGCAGCTCTGTATTCAGCTTGACCGCTATTGGCGGTGGCGGCGGTGGCTCTCGCGGCAATCCACCGACGACCGGCGGCTCCGGGGGCGGTGGCTTTGGTGGCTCTGACGGAGAAACCTCACTGGGAGCGGCAGGAACAAGCGGGCAAGGCAATGACGGCGGGGATGGTTTTCCCAGTTCTAGTGCGGCGGGTCGTTCTGGCGGTGGTGGGGGCGGTGCTGGCGTAGCGGGCGCAGACGGGGCACTTAACGCAGGCGGCAACGGCGGTGATGGCGTTGCCTCAAGCATAAGCGGTTCGTCTACTTATTACGGCGGCGGCGGTGCTGGCGTTTCCCAAGGTATCTACGCAGCAACAGGCGGGCTTGGCGGCGGCGGCAATTCCGGGGCAACTCCCGGAGACGGCACAGACGGCCTTGGTGGTGGTGGTGCAGGTCTAGCCCGGAACGACACCGGCCCAAGCGGAGACGGTGGCGATG